TGGTTCTCTCCCTGCCTCATAACATAGGCTCATAGCTTCCTGAATTTGCCTTACTACAGGTATCTCTCTGATTTGCTCTGTCATATACCTCTGATATGTCATGCTAATCATTTAAATTTAGTGTTTCCTGATGGTGATTTGAAATGCAACTACATTATTATGTGCCTTTCAAAAGTCAAGAAGGCGTTTCAGCAGAGTACGCGCTAAAAGAGAAGCTGATCAACATTGAAGGCGTAGCCATCGACACAAGCGTAAACGCCAACAAATGGCAGGTTCCGGAGGAAGATCTTGACTTTTTCGTTCAAAGTCTTATCGGGGCTCAACTTCGTGTCGATCATGCAGAAAGTGCCTTAATGGTTGTAGGCAAGGTTCCAGAAGCAAAACGCATGGGCAATTCTGTTTGGTTCAGAGCAGAAGTCGGCGAGGAAAAACTTATCGAGAAAATAATTCGCAATTACGTTAACACGGTTAGTGCTCAGGTAGATAGCGACGATGTTGAATGTAGCAAATGTAAAAAACCTACGCGGAAAGAGGGTATGCTTGTGCATTTATGTCCTGGAGCTTGGGAGATCGTGCATAAGCCGAAGGTGCGAGAGCTAAGTATCGTAGCAAGTCCAGCGTATAAGAATACTGAGTTTAAGCCAGTAGGCTTTGCAGCTGCTATGAATGATTCTCAGTATGATGCTATTTTAAAGAATATTCAAAATTCGCAGTTATCGGAAGATAACAAAGATGTGGGTTCTAACCGAGAGGTGCAAGAACCTGAAAACAAAAAGAGTGAAGCAAAAAAGGAGGTGAAACCTTTGTCTGAACAGAATGCTCAGGCGAAGGCTTCTCCGCATCAAGCACAAGGCGTAGTGAACACGGCGCCAGGCGAATCGGCGCCCAAACAAGTGACTTATCAAGAATTGATGGATCAAGTGACTAAGCTTCAGAAGCAGATTGGAGACGGTGGCGCCGGCGCCACTGACTCTGAAATTGATGCTTTAGGCAAGAAGATCGCTGAAATCGAGGGCGAATTGGGTAAGAGGGCTAAGAAGGCTGAGTTAAGCAAGAAACTTAGCGATTTAACTAAGCAGCTTCAGGCTCCTACGGAAGAAGGCGAATCTGGTGAAGGTGAGGCGGGATTTCCGCCAAAAGGTGAAGGAGCTGGAGCTCAGAAAAACGCTGGCAAAGCATCTGGCAAGGGCATAGTAGCGGTTGATGAGATACAGAAGGATGTACTGGGCAATTATGACTGGTTCAAGGATATTCTCAAAGCTCATCGAATGTTGCAGACTCAAACCTTCAAAGGTTAGTGTTTTGAATGAGTGCTCCACAATTAGAAGGAACAACGCCGCTTGTCTCAGATCGTTACATTGTAACCCTTATCGCGGGTGAAGACCTTAATATCGGCGACCTTCTCGAGTATAGCGCAGATTGGACCGTTAAGAGATCAACAGTCGTTGCGGGCACTAAGAAATTTGCAGGTATAGCTCTTACGAAGGCTGCAAGCGGCAAAAGCGTTAGTGTTGTGAAAAGAGGAATTTGCAGAGTAATCGCTTATGGCACTATCGCCTTCGGCGATCAAGTCAAACCACAAAATGGCACACAATTTGTAACAGACAACACGACTCTGAACACTACGATCGTAGGTCAAGCAATCAAAGGCGCCGCAAGCGGTGGCACCGCATACATTGACCTCTGGTAAAAGGTGATTTTACATGGCTATGATTAGAGATGCTTTTACATGGAGTGACTTAGGTGCTATAGCGTATCCGGCACTGCATAAGCACATTATAGAATTGACTATGCCCGCTCTCGTCATAAAACGGTTATTGCCCGAGTTTCCGCTTGTTGCAGGTCGAACAGCCACATTTCCGAAAGAACAAGGTTCAAGAAGCATTGGCATCAGCGAAATCAGCGAAGCCGCGGAAATTCCGCTTGACTTTACACCTTTAACAACCGTAACTGTCACCCCTTATAAGAAGGGTCTGCGAGAAAGGATTCCGCGTGAAGCCATCGAAGACTTGTACATTCCAGTCATTGAACAGCAGCTCCGACGTCTAGCAAGACGTATGGCCTATCAAATCGACAAGGACTGCATGACCGTCATTGATCTTGCAGCCGGTAGCAGCAGCGCCGGCACGGGCAAGAGCCTTGGAGCAACAGGCACAGAGTACACCCTAACCGGTGCCATTGGCACAAAGGATCTGCTTTGGGCTGAAGCAAAAATTGCCAGCTACAACTTCATCGCTGACACTTTGCTTTGCAACCCCGTCAACGCGCGTGATCTCAAGTATTTGCCCCAATTTTCACTGTATGCTCAGTATGGCGAGCCAGTGATTCAAACTGGCGCCCTAGGAACAGTCTACGGATTCCAATTCTACGTTAGCAACGTTGTGCCTCCAGGTACAGCTTACCTGCTTAGCACAGGACAAAACTTAAGCGCATCCTATGCCCCATTGGGATTCTTCGTCATAAAGCGACCTCTGCTAACTGATATTGACATCAAAAAAGAGTTTGACGCCATCGACATCAGTCTTACGACAAGGTTCGCGCCTGTTATTACATGCGGAGAGGCAATTAGCAAGATTACGGGTTTGGCGACAACTTAGAATCAGTTTCAGCTTTTCGGATTCATTTCCCCATTCTCTTATTTTCCAGATTTTTGTTTCAATGCTTCAAGGTTTGCCCTTGAGGCGGAACAAAAATAAAAGCCTCATGGAGGTGAATAAAGAAAAATGCCATTGCAATTCAACTTGACGAAAGGCCTACTCTACGGCATAACTCTTGGCTTACTCTTCGGCGTTGCCATATTCGTTCTTTCAACAAACGCTTATGGTTTAGGATTCATTCCCGCTACGCTAACGCCAACAGTTTTAGCAGGGCTTGTGTTCGGCAACGGCATCCTAACAGGTGTTAGTTGGGAATATGGCAAATGGCTCAAAGATTCACACAACGGAGGTTTAATCTTCTGCATTACCAACGGATTCCTTATGGGAATCACCTTCGGCATCTACTTCGGCATAGGCATATTTGTTGTTGCTGGAATCGCTGAAGGTTTAGGTTGGTTGACTTTAACAGCAACACAGTTAGCAGGCATAGCATTCGGCGCTTCAATACTGATGTTCGTCACTTACGAGTATGCCGATTGGCTGGATCGTCAAAAAGTGCAGACTACAGCAACTAGCCCGCCTCCAACGCCATAGTCAGAAGCCTGCGTATAAACCATAAAAAACTCCCCCTTTTTTAAACTCCCATTTTTTGAAACTTCCAGTTTTTAGAGGTAAAACGGTATGACGGTACAATACGTTACGGTTGCGGATATTCAAGCTCACTTAAACGCCAGCTACGACGCTGGAAGCCTAACTTACACAGTGTTCGGTTTGTCCGTATCTGAAGCATCTTTTCTGGCACACGTTGACTTTGCAAATCTTTACGTTAACTCTATTGTCGGTTTTGATCTTCAAACATCGGATCCCCGGTATAACTGGGCCAGGCTGGCTGCTCTAAACTTGGCTTGTTTACGTGTTCTCGTTGCTGCCAGCGGGGGTATGCTCTTGGGCTCCTATGATTATCAGCTGGGAGACTTGGTCGTGACCAGGGCTCCGACTGAACGGACAGCGTTTGAGAACGCAATAAACAGCTGCAAAGATGATCTGCTCAGAATGTTAATGAATTTTGCAACTCCCGTTATTGCCGCTGAAGCTTCAGCTAAGGATGAGGTCCCAACGTACCGTGGCGGGTTAGTGAATCCATGAGCAAAGTGTTAGGCAAAGGCAACTATATCGTTGCGAAAGTGAATGGCGTAAAGCAAGTTTTAACAAGCGCTGAGATGCAGCGACTTGTCAATGATGGCTGCGATGTTGAAGTGGTTACGCCAAGTTAAGTGAAACCCGAAACTCTCAGAAGGCTGTTGGTGTGGTTGAAGCTTTCTCCTTTCAGGATTTTTCAGCATGGGCTTTTTGAGGGCGGGAAGTTTTGCAATACTCTTGTAAACTGAAACGGTTAAGTTATCTTGTCTGCAGAAAGTGCGGAGAAACTGACTATTCCGTCTGCAGCACATGTGAAATTCACCATTTAATAAACGCATTGTTACGGCGAGATTAAAATGACAATCGCAGCTGAGAACCTGTTAAGCATAATTCAAACGTATTGGGGCCTAGCGGATCCTGCAGCAGCGCAAATAAGCTTTAACAACAAAAGAATAGATCAGAAGACTTTCTTAAGCGACATAACGAAAACTTATGCAGTTACTGTCTTCACGAAGACTACGAAGCAAAGAGCAATCTCGCTGAACTGGTGGCGTGTCGATGAGCAGGTCCAGGTGGACATTCTCGTCAAAGTGAATGCTGCAAGCGCGGGTACCTCTCTTTCAGCACAGTTTACGAGAAGGAACAACATGCGTGATCAGGTTCGCACTTTAGTACATCGTTATCAGCGGAGTATTCCAGGTGTGCAGTTCGCCAACATTGTCGCCGAGCCAGATCTCCTTGAGCTGGAAAACTTGGTTCGCGGCACACTTTTCGTGAACTGCCTGTATTTTCATCAATTAACATAGTCATAATTGACAAAATAAAAAATAGGAGAAAAAGAAAAGATGAGTGGAATAATTCAGACAGGCGCAAACATAAAAGCACAGTACATTCTCGAATCAAGCTATGGTATATGCCCAAGCAACCCTGCCTTTCAATGGATAGGGCCGAACCAGAGTGTTGATCCTGACTATACGCGGAAACACATTAAAGTTCCAGCAGTTGGCAGCCGAGACTTGGCTTACATAATGAAAGGTTTGGCAGAGTACGGCGTATCGTTGGAATACGTTTATCAGAATAAGACTTTCCTGCAACTTGCTTTAGGCGCGTCTCCACTGAGCAGTTTCAGCCTTGAAGTCTGGCTGGAAAAATCTGCAGGAGCCATTGACAGCCTACTAAACCTCGGTGGCCTAATCGAGCAGATTCAGTTGATCGCAGCCATAAACGAGCCCATGAAAGTGAAGGCTGAAATCTACTGTCAAAACGCCACTTTAACCACAGCGCATCCTTCCGACGCCACTTACGCAAGTGATCCTGGGACGATTCCGAAAGGCTGGTATGACTCGCAATGCACAGTAAGCGGCGGAACCGCTGTTATAGTGGATGGCTTAACGGATTGGACGGTTACGATCAAGAATAATTTCCAGAGACAGCCTGTGATCCGTTCGACAAGCGGAGACTTGATAAAGTACATGGTTGAGCGCCAGCGAAGCTACACGGGCGAATTGACTGTAGCTTACATCGATGAAGCTTTACTTACATTGTTGATTAACTGCACAAACTTGGATGTTACTTTCGCCGTAGGCTCTGACACGTACAAGTTCATGGGCTGCAAATTCGACAGCAACAAGCTAACTGGCAAAATTCCAGACGTGATCCCACAGAAAATTCCTTTCACAGCCAAAACATTGACTGTCACACCATAGGAGCTCTAAACATTGCATAGCATAATCTTGAAAGTGGATGAAAGCTTCGGCGCTGAATACGCAGGCGAGTATGAGTTCACTACTATTTCATGGAAGCGGTACACAGACATCATGAACCAATGTGCCACCAGGGACCCGTTGACGAGACAGCGGACAGACGTGGATGACGCGAAACTTAACAACATGTTGATTTTGGCAAGCCTTAAACGTCAGCCTGAAAAAAAACCTGTCACAATGGAAGCTTTAACAAGAGAAGACGGTTTGCCTTCGCTTCTGGTTCAACGTTTTGTCAGGTGCGCCTTGACACTTAATGTTCTTGGCGTGCAAGAAGCTAACCAGATCACTTTAGGTGTACTCCGCAAAAGGACGACTGACGAAGGGATAGTCTCGTTTCTCGCGTTTCAGTTGGGAAAACTTCCGAGCGAAATTGAAAAAGAAGATGTGAAGAAAATTCAAGAATTAATAACATATTGGAACGCTGCAAACAAAGAGTGAAAGCCTTTGAGCGTAGAGTTAACTGTGACGCTTGAAGGCGCCGACGAGCTTGAAGAATATTTCTCCAGCCTTTCCGATAGGCTATATGAAGTTGTCGTATTGAACATTGAAGAAATCGTTGCGGAAGGCCTGGAACTGGCAAAGGCGAACGCGCCTGTGAGAACCGGTTTCTTGGTGAGCTTAATCGGTTCAGACTTTATCAGCGCAACGGAATATCAGCTTTGGAGTATGGCTCCTTACACAGTTTACCAAGAGTTTGGCACGGGAAGAATTGAACCGAAGCTTTTCATGACAAGCGCTTGGGAGTTTATTGTTGAAGCCATAAGCGACAGAATCTTGGACGCCTATATTCTGGGGGCATAATTTTGAGCGAAAGTGTCGAGAAAAGCGTTGTAATTGATGTTTCAGCAAGTGGCTTAGACGATGCTGTTGCAGGTATGGAACGTATGGGCTCAAGCATGCGCATTATGGGCTCTGACTTCTCTCGTGCGGGTTCTTCTCTTAACTTTTTGAACCGAACTTTTTTTGAAACAACGAGAACAGTCACGGAGATTGATGCTGCTGGAAAAATGCATACGAAAACAATTAGAGAGCAGAATGCAGCTTTAGCCGACCTTGCGATAGCCTTTCAAACTGTCGGTGCTGCTATGCGAATGATGCGTGTCGCTGAAGACATAATTGGGATTTTGGGAAGGTTGGCTGATGCAAGCTGGGTAGCAGCGGCAGCAGAGCAGGCGAGAGGCGTTGCAAGCTTCATCGCTAACGCAGTTGCAAGCGGTGGATTGGCTGTTCCGCTTATGCTTGCAGGCGCGGCAGCAGCTGGTGCCTTGGCAGCGTACTTCTTAACGAGGACGCGGCAGTTTGGTGGTTACATGCCTGAAGGCGGTTGGATCTATACGCATCCAGGAGAAACTATCGTGCCGAAGAGTGGACCTGTAGGCTTCGCGGGAGCAGCAGTAGCGCAGTTTGGAATGTTTATGCCAGAGGGCGGATGGATTTACACTCATCCAGGAGAGACTCTTGTTCCAAAAGGTGCAGGTACCGGGTTAACTCTTAATGTTGACGCTCGCGGCAGCACCTTCGCAAGCGATTATGATGTGGATAAAATGATGAGTCGCGTCGTGAATAGGATGAAGAGGGCTGGTGTGATTGAGCGCTAATCTGCCTTTACCTAAGATTCGTGTGGAAATTTATCATGGAGCGAACACGGTTGTTCCCATTGACGAAAACTTAACTCACAAAGACGTTCTTAACCTTGAAATACCGCTGCCCCTCTTAAGCCGCGGAATAGGCGGAGCAACGTTTCAACTGCAGAATTTCGCTTCAGCTTACACCGGCCTTATCGCTGAACATGACAAGGTTGCGATTTGGCTTTACAGGGCTGGTGATACGGCAAAGAAAGTTTTTGGTGGTCGTATTAGCAAGCTTGGGTATGAGGGGATTCCGGGTGCGCCTGAATATTACATGCATGTTGAATGTATGGATTTCGGAGAGCAGCTACAAGTTCCTCCTAACCTATTTTCAAAAAGCTATGATAATGTTAATGGGAAAACGATTTTGACAGATGCAATAGCGTTATGTCCAGATTTAGTTTCCACACATGTTGACCCAAACAATTTAATCGCGACTACGCACACGGTGGATTATGAAGAAGTCTTGCCGTGGGACGTTGTTCGTGAAATCATGGCTGCTGTAAAAAAGGCAGACGGAACAACTGGGTTTGATGGTTACATAGATCCAACTGGCGACGTTTACGTTTTTCCGTGGGGCGCAAACACGAGTGCCGTGGATTTGACGGATAAAATCATAAGCTACCGAAAAGACGGTGACACTTATCGCGTGAAAAACAAGAATAAGGTTTATGGCTCCAGTGGAAAAATTTTCCCATCAGATTTAGATAGTTGGAGTGAATCATTATCAGGCTGGACAGCAATCTCAGGCACTCCCTCTCTTGAAAGCACTATAAAAAGAGAAGGAGCACATAGTCTTCGTGTTGATGCTGCATCCAGTGTAGAAGGAAATATTTACCGCACATTCGACGTTCTAAGCAAGCCTCAAACTTTTGTTGTATGGATAAGGATTCCAGGGAATTTGGGTGGAGGCTATGCTTATGTTAGGCTATGGGCTCCTGATAGCTCAAACTATTTCCAAGCAGACATAAAATCTTTCATTGAAGGTCAATGTATTCTGAATTTTGGTCTCCTATCATTGGCTTTAGGACCTAATCAGATGTATGATCCAAACAATAACCCGACTGGAGCTTGGACAAAAACGGGAAATCCACAATGGAGTCAAATCAGTGGGTTACAGTTAATAATATGCACTTTAGGAGCGGCGTCATATTATTGTTATGATGGTGACTTCGGGTTTTTAGGTGGGGCTTTCAGCGGAATATCTGAGGATGCAGGAAGCGAAACCCTTTATGGCACTCGTATGCCCACGCCTGTCACTGATACAACGCTGAAAAGTGACGCGGAATGCCTTAAAAGTGCTGAGGGCTTAACGAAGCTTTTCAAGGATAAGGTTGTAACATGGAACGTGCGGACTTTCGGCAATAATGCCTTTAACCCCGGCGACATGCAACACATCGTAATTGCTAATGACAGCATAAACGAAAGCTTCCGCATTTTAGAGATTAAGCATAAAGTTGACGACGTGTATTGGGAGACGGTGTTAATATGAGCACTGAACCAACAAACCTTGATTACATTGTTAGGCAACTGCATTCGCAGGATAAGAAGACTGCGAGAAATCTTGCAGCGATGAGTATTCCTTCCTCTCCGTTACCTGCTGGCCTCTCATTACCAATCCCATGGAGTGGCGTTACGAAGACTTATAGCGACGTTCTCACCACGATTGCGTCATGGGCAAACACTATCACGGCATTTGGCGCATGGACGGCTGGCCAGATAATTTCGGTTTTAACTTCATGGGTTAATATGATTACAGCATTCGGAAACCTTGCTTGGTCACAGGTTACGAAAACGGCAACCGATGTTTTAAACACGATTGCTTCTTGGGCTAATATGATTACTGCATTTGGGGCATGGACAACAGGACAGATAACAAGCATGCTGACAAGTTGGGCGCAGATGGTTACGGCAATGGGAAACTTAGTATGGAGTCAAGTAACCAAAACAGCTTCAGACGTTATGGCCACAATCAGCACGTGGGCCAACATTTTGAGTCAAGTCGGTGCTATGACTGTTGCCCAAATCACAACTTTGCTGACGAGCACAGCGAACGTGATCTCAGCGTTAGGAAATTGGGCATGGGCACAAATCACGAAGACAGCTACAGATGTTATGACTACAATTAGTTCGTGGACGAATATTCTTAATCAAGTAGGCGCAATGACTGTTGCTCAGATAACAACAACATTGACATCTACAGCCAACATTATTTCAGCTTTAGGTAATTGGACTTGGACACAAATAACAAAGACAGCCACCGATGTGATGACTACCATCTCATCATGGGCAAATATTCTTACTCAAGTCGGAGCACAAACTTATGCGCAAATAAAAACTATGTTAACAAGTTGGGCACAAATAACCAACTCCACCGCATTGGGATTAATTGATTTTGCAACTTATATTAGCAACAGAGTTTTTTCTGCGATGTCTGGTACGATTACTTGGGCGCAGAATTGCTTTACGACATGGGCGACATTACTGACTCAGGTGGGAGCGCAAACATCTGCACAAATCACGACAATGCTTACCAATTGGGCTACTGTAATTACGGCTTTAGGTAATCTTGCAACCACATATTTGTCAGGTATTATTCAATCAGCACAGATGGCGTTGAGCAGTTTAGCAGATGGATTCTTCACGGGAGCAACTGGACTCGCCAAATTCGTAACTGGATTCTTTACGGCAGACGCTACTGGAAGAGGAAAATTCGCAAACTTATTTGTAACAAATGCTCTGATAAACGACTTAGATGCTGGAAAAATAAATGCTGGATACTTGGCAGCAGCCAGAATAGAAGTAGGATCTATCGACTCGAAAATCGCAACCATAACAAACGCTCAAATACAAAGTTTAGATGCTGGAAAAATCACGACCGGTTACTTAGGCGCCGACAGAATCGAAACCGCATCTTTAGTTGTCGGAAAACTGAGTGAAGAAGCAAGAATAACACTATCTTCCACGGACAATCTAGTTTTTAACGGAAGTTTTGAACAAGACGAAAACAACGACGGCAAACCCGACGGTTGGCATGATTATGAAAACTTAATTTCCCGAAGTTCTACGTATTCTTATAACGGAACCTATAGTTTAAAGATTCCTCCACAAATAAGCTGGAACGCCGCAGAATCAAATGATATTCTAATCAGTAAAAGACCGTTAGTGTTGGTATTTTGGCATAGAGGTTCAGGAACGTCTGGAAACATGTTTCCATACATCACTTATTATGATGCAAATCATGCATGGTTAGAAACGGGCTATACTGGAATATTTACTACCACAACGACATGGACGGAATACGTCGCACTTATTCCACAAGCGAACATACCTTCTAACGCACGCTATCTCCGTATTGGTCTCGACAATAACGATTCCTCTGTTACACTATATATTGACGACATTAAATTATACTACCAAATAAGTGCAAGCGCCATGCTTGCAGACGCAATAATTGGCACAGCAAAAATAGTTGATTTGGCAGTTACAAACGCAAAAATTGCGAACGCTACTATAGAATGGGCTAAATTAACATTCACATCAATTGACAATGCTCATATTGCAGACTTGGCAGTTACAAACGCAAAAATAGACAACGCAACTATTACGGGAGCCAAAATTGCAAGTGCCACTATTGATAATCTCCATCTCAAAACTGGAGTAATCACTATCGACAAAACAAACGCCGATTTTTCTTGGCTGTCTTATTTAAGCAAAGGCGTAATGAGAGTAAACTTTGAAGCTTTAACAGGATACACTCAAGTTACTGTGGGTGGTGCTTATATAACATTTGAAGGTAAAAACAGAGTTCTTCTTTATGCACTTGGTAGCTCGACAGATGAAGCAGGTATTCATCCAATAACTTATACCATAGACCTGTCTTGGAAACCAAAAATAAAAGTAAGAGCATGGTGGCAAATAACAACAAACAGATACGCCACAATCTTGTGTTCTACATGCCCCATCACAACAGGAGGTAGCGGAAACAAAGGATTTGGGCTTTATATGTATGAAAGTGGAGGCTACACGAGAATTAAGGGAGTCTGGACTAATGGAGGATCTTTGCCGTGGCATGAAACAACGTCATATAAACAAGTCGCGGCACTCACGGGAGAAGCAACATTCGAAGCAAGACACACTGGTACTTCAATACAATTTTATTTTAACGGTGAATTAATAGAAGAAGTCACCAGTGACATTCCAACTTCGGGAGAAGTGTACGACGAATTTGCTCATACTCAAGGAGGCGCACTTCGAATCAAACTTTTTGATGTGGTGATAGATTGGTAAAAAAGTTCAGATTAACAAAAAATCCGCTTAGCCCCGCTAATCTGAAAGACGAACTGGGATTGCCATTCTCAATATTAAAAGTAAAAATAGACGGAGACTCCCGAATCGAATTTGAAACAAAAGAAGACGTTTCAGACGCCATTATAGAGCAATATAGGGAAGTAATCATAAATGCGATTAGACAACGACCATGGAAAGTTGAATGGATGGAGGGAGAAATAATATAATTACTATGAGCCAGAATGAGATTAACGTGATGTTGTTTAAAGAAGAACTTTGGCAACTACTCAAGAAACATTCTGTGATTTCTATTTTTTCAGATGAATACAGTTGGATAGATAGAGTTGTATTTCTTCTTTGTTTGTTCATAGTAACGACATACGTAAAAAGGTAGTGAAAAAATGACTGACGAAAACAATCTGGGAGGTGCTTGAGTCATGAGTGAAGAGATGAAAGTTTTAAGAGACAACACGGATCGGCGATTTGCAATTTTAATGACGGCGCTACAAGATTTTATGGGCGCGTTTCAGCAGGAACGCAACAGAGTAACCGCACTTCTTGATATTGGAGAGAAAACAACCGCAAAAACGGTGAAAATTTCACAGAAGAAGGCGACTTTCGTAGGCGAAAAAGATACTAAAAGTTAGGTTTCGGTAACCTATCCTTCTTTTTTCCCTCAAGTTTTTCGTGTCTTACATCTTTAAAAATATTAGGTCTTAAAGAAAAAGAGTTGGAAAAGTCATGAGAAAACATGCTTTAAACATGATTGTTCTTGTAATTGCAACGGCAATATTCGTTATGGCTCAGTGGCAGCACGAATTGTTAGTAATAGGTTACATCTGGAGCGACCCTCAAGTATATAATGGAGTATTTCAATGGTGCAGTGTTCCAATTCCCATTAGGACCACAATTGGACAAGCGTATGACTTAACGATACTTCTTGTGTTTGCTGCTTTGGTCATAAGTGATTTGGCTTTATGGTTCTGGAGTGATTAAAGCGTGAGTCGATGGGCTGGCGAATCAATTCACGATGCCATTCTAAGCACGTTAACAAGTGCTCCGATAGGGAAAAAAATCACAAAGTTGATTGGCACACCGAACCCTAATGGGACAATTGCCACAATAAAAGCGTACCAGGATACAGAGTTGCTTTTCACGCTCACATTCACCTGGAACGCGGATGGAACATGGATTATTACTCGAACATAATCGGCTCGACACATTCGGCTTGCCAGATTGTGCGAGAAACCGAATTTTAAAATGGAGGGATAAAAAAAAATGAGTGTAAAAGAAAAAGGAAAAGCCATATTGCAATGGACGGTCGAAAAGTTCGTAGCAAAAGACGGCAAGGAAATTGAGGAAAAAGGCATTAAACCTTATGAAGTCATTAAAGGCAAACCGCATAATTGCATCTTACACGAAGGATGGATTGCAGCGTTCTATCTGATTGCAGGAGTTGGTTCAGCCAAAACTAAGTGGGACAATAGCAATGCCCGCATCGGAGTAGGCGACAGCGCAACTGCACCCGCCGATACGCAGACCGGACTTCAAGCGGCAACAAACAAATTATGGAAAGCAATGAATGCCTCATATCCGCAACAAAGTGGCGACCACGACCTTGTATTTCAATCTGATTTCGTAAGTGGTGAAGCCGAATACGCTTGGAACGAGGAAACCATAGTTAATGCGTCCAACGATGCAGGAGACAATCTTTGTAGGCAAAACACAAGCTTAGGCACTAAACCTTCTGGGCAGACTTGGAGATTGACGGGCACTATAACGTGGAGCTAA